GTTGCATTGTATATCGTATTCATTTCACCGTGCACGATATATTTATACTTTAGATCTTTATTTTCATAACGATCTCTAGAATCTTTTATATTTTTAGGAAAGCCATTATATCCTGTTGCCAGTATTTGTCCTTTATCATTGACCGCTATACAACCTATTTGTGTTGATGGATCTTTTGACCATAGGGAAACTTCTTTAGCAAGTTTAAGATATCTGCTATCCCACTTCTCATTTGACAAGATCAAAGTGCCTTTCATAGACATGAAGGTTCTGGACCTGCCATATAATGTCACCGATAGCCATTTCTTTGCGATACTCAGAGTCCCAAGTATTTTCCATAAACAATTTATTATAGTCACTACAAAAGTTTTCAAGAACATGTTTTTGCCACGCATAATCATTCTTATATCCATATACTACATCATTAGATCTCATTTGTACAACACAGTGTATTCTACCTCCGCGGATATAATACGTTACTGCATTGGTACAGATGAAATCATTCTTTTCATTTTCATTATATTCTCGCCAGATAGAGGGACGAGTATACACCATAGTTGCTCTTCTGGTGTCAAGATTACATAGTAGCTCATCAAGAGCGCTATGATATTGATTATAAAATTTATCACCATATATTAGGAGACCATAATTAGAATTTATCTCGCCATGCTTATTTGCAGAATACTGCCAAGCTTGTGGAGGTTCTTTTACATCACCATATATGTCTTTTATATTAGTTGATTGGTTATCATACCACTTTATTTCTGAGTCAATATATTTTTGATTTGGTTCACCGAATATTGATGGTTGATTAGCGATAAAAGATGCACCGATCATTTCAATGGTTTTCTGTCCAGTCTTATCAAGTACAAAGTTTTTTTCAGCTAGCTCATTAATAAAATATCTTCTTATGTCTTGTATATTAATCATAATATTATTATACCATAGTTTTTAGTAAAAGTAAACACTTATCTTACTTGATCTTTATTATTAAGTTGTTGTGCTTTTTCAACTCTTAACCTTAAGTCTGATGTAGAAAACCTATGATCACGCTTGTTGAAATATATCTCGATACCACGTGCTGCACATATAGCTCTACCTGTAAACTTACCATTTTTATATTCTTCACCGATTACTCTAATATCAAGGTTGTACATTTGTAATATATCTTCTAAGTCTTTTTCTGATTGATACGGTATTATCTCATCAACATATTTAACACCATCAAGTTGTGTCCACCTCTCAACGAGAGTTTGAACTGGAGAGTTCTTATCTGCTCTATCTAAAGATGGATCCACTTGTATTGCACAAATGAGATGATCACACTGGTTCTTTGCTTCTCTTAACATTACAATATGACCAGCGTGTAATAAATCAAATGTAGATGCAGTTATTCCAACTATCATTGGCTCTCTTCCATATCTCCACTCATATCAACGTAATCATCAATGCACGTGTAACCTTTACCTTGACCCAATACTGATAATTCTACCATCTTTTCAAAACATGATTCATACTTATCAAAGTAATCTATTGCTCCGCCATCCAAACTTCCATCAGGATAAAGCGTTATCATTATTAATATCCATCCATATACCATTAGTCATATCCTAACACTGCTACGTGGTCATATCGCTGACCATCAAATACACATATGAAATATATACCACTCTTTGAAGCATGTACTTTATGGTAGACTCCATCTGGAACCGGTACGATATCTCCGGCTTGAACATTTATAGTTTGATCATCTAATTCCATAGTACCAAATCCATCATGAAAAAAGTATACTTCTTCTTGACCCGGGTGTTTATGACCAGATGTACTCATATTTGGATTTAATTTAGTTGAACTTATACACAAATTTTTAAGAGCTTTATTATCTTTTACGATATATCGCTCGTCTTCTTTTACAACTTCTCCTCCAATATCTACGAAGGTTTGATTATGTTCAGTCATTTTTTATTCTCGCTATAATAGGTTTATTTAAGAAATCTTTATCTACGCTTTGACCTTCCATCTTACCACGCTTATAAGATACAAAGAAAGACAAATAATTAATGGCATCTTTTGCCGAATCCTCGAGTGATTCAAAGTTAGGTTCACTACCATCTTCTGCTGCTTCCATAACAGAATATATTCGTGTAAGTTTTTGGTGTACCATATCAAGAATAGTTGCACAACCTCGAGGATAATGATCAGCCTGTCTGATTCTAGACTTTTCATTTTGATAATCTTTTGATTTTTGTTGTTGAAGCTCAGCGCATTCTTGTAGTACTTTAAGTGATTCTTTCATTACATTCTCCTATAAACATATTCTAGTGCTCTATCAGCTTCTTTATCAAGGGGCCGGTTTTTATACCAGTTACCCGTTTCAGTATCAAATTCTCGACACATTTTTGTTATCTCTTCTGCTGTAATCGGATATTTTTTAAATACAGCATTTCCAGCAATTGCTACCATGATTTGGTACATCTTATGATACCATCCAGTGTTATTTATCAAGTTATATTCACTAGCTAAGTTCTTTGGCCAGAACGGACAATCTCTATAGTTATTCCAACTGAAGTCTTGATCCAACTTACCTTTTCTATAATCAATGATTTGTTGTTGCATTTCTTCTGGTAACCTATCCATAAAACTATTAAGGTTAGTTCTTTCAGGCATTGGATATTTTTTCATTAATTCTTTTGGATTTATATAATTCCCAGTATTAGTAAAGATAAAGTTGAAAGCGCCAGAGTACGTACCAGGGATATAATACATTCGTGATAGATCTTTAGTTTGCTTATCAGCAAGTGAGTTGAGCTGTGTGTTGAGAGCAAACCAGAAAGCTCTGATGTCGTCTCCTCCAATTCTTTCTGTAGTTGGAAAGACAAGACGAAACTTTGGTAAACTAGGCTTGCTGCTAGCAGTACTATAGCAAACAAAATAGAAGTCACCATATAAATTAGTAAGTTCATTCTTTAAATCTCCTTCAAATTTGTGATCATCCACATCCACACAACACCAGCCATCCCAATACATAACATTTTTATTAGCACGAGTGGTTCCTTCTATATAAGAAGATGGTGATATGAGAACTGCATCTTTCTTTTCTTTCAAAGGTTTTTCAGCTAGCTGATATAAAGCTTCTTCAAACTTATCGAAAGAATCAAACTCGAGTCTCTTGTCAGTTTTATTATCAAATATACTATTAAATATTGTTAGAGAGCAAGCCATGATTTCCTGTGTGATCTGGACCCTTCCAGTCTGGTTTCTTAATTAAGTCAGGTAAGCCAAGAGGATTGGGTCTTGATTCCTTAACTCCTGGTTCCTTTGACATATTAGCTTCATATATTTCATTCCAAGCTTCACGAGCATTTACACCGTATGCATCCAATGTGCCAATAGCCACAACACAGAGATCTATGAGACCATCAACGATTTCTTCTGCGTCAGACTCTTCCACTGCTTTTCGTGTCTCATCCAGTTCTTCTTGGAGAAAGCGTATACGAAACTCTAAGAACTTTTTCATTAGTTCTTTATTATCTTTATTCTTTTTAATCCACTCATGCACACCAAACTTCTTGTGCATATAGTACATATCATCTACCCAATTTATTGTCATAATTTATCCTTTTGTCTATTATAACACATATTTAGCCATTTGTAAACAGTTATCCAAAAAATTCATCCAATGTGGCTCTTTCTTCTGGACTCCATCCAATTGCATCCAATATCAATTTCAATGGTTCAATAAATGTTTTATCAAATTGCATGTCATAATCAATATAATCATGCAGCTTAAATTCTTTTGGTAACACATCAGGAAAAGCAATTACGTTTTCTTTAATGTGATTAGGCATGCGTAAGTAACAGAACTTAATACGATCACCATTCGTAACTAACTCATACTTCTTTGTTAGCTTTGCGGTCTTAAGTTGATTGTTATATAATATGCTGCCGCGGACGTGTATGGGCGTACCCTTAATGTAAGTAGTTTTCCTATCAGCCCAGGAAGAAACATTTGACACACCTCGAGGAAATGATACCTGTTCTGCTGGAAGTGATCTAAATATTTTCTTAAACTCTTTTATAAAATCTTGTGTGTCTCGCTCACCTTTTGTTATAATGACTTTGAATATTTCTTTAAACTTATCACGCACGACTTCTGGTGTTGATGACTTAATTGCTTCAATACCCATGATCTTAAGTTTAGGTTGCGCATACTGAACTCCTTCAGAGTTATGTACATTTAGAATGTATCTCTTCTTTGCTGTCCAGATACCACGATCGGCTATGACCTCACGATCCATAACCATCCTATTCTTATACGCACTCATTGTTTTAAACAATTCTTCATAAGATGTTTTAAGCTTAGGTACAAAGTGATCATCACATATTTTATCTAAAAACTTTACTGGATCTTTTGGACCGAGCTGTTTTACTAACGGACCAAAGTTAACATATAAAGAATCAGTATCGATAGCTATTACGTAGTCTTCATTTGTTTTTAAGAGATCATTCATAATAATATTCATAGCCTTTTCAGCCCACTGAATAGTTAACTGGCCAGTGAGTGTAACACCCTCGGCTAATCTTACATCAAAATATTTAAAGTACTTATTACCTAATGCGCCATATAAACTATTGAGTAGGATCTTAATAGCCATTTGCTGGTTTTCATGACGATTAATTTCTTTTTCCAACTCAATGGTTTTACTTTGTTCATAACTCTTTTGAGCTGCAAGCATCATGTTTTTCACCGCAACTCTTTCGTCATAAAAATCTACAATGATGCTTGGTATAATACCATCAACGTCTTTTCGATAAGTGGAACCATTTGCTGCGACAGCACACTCTGAGGTATTAGCTCTCTTACCACTTAGGTAGTATTCAACACCATTTGGCTGTGATTGATCAATAAGTGTTTCAGGTGACATATTATATTGAACAATGATATTAGGATATAGCGAGTTCAAATCAAATGATACTACCCAGTCATGGGCACCAACTTGAGGTTCCTTAACATAACCACCAGCAAACTTTTGTTTAGCTTCTTCAGCTCTCTTTACTATTGGTAATACTTTTTGAGATACGAGCTTTCGGTATATGATTGACTCCCATATTGCAGTAGTACCGAATGTATCTTGATAATTAACACCACCCTTGTATGCCATGGTTAGTGCGAGAGTGATTAGACCCATCTTATCTTCAAGGCGCTCTATCAGCTCAACGTCTTTCATATTATAGTCAATATATCTTTGGTGATCATCTTTATATAAGTTCTTAAGTGAACCAGATTCTTCATATGATAGTTTCTTTTCACCAAGTACCACATACGCAATATGATTGAGTTTATAAGACTCCTGCGCACCATATGAGTAACCAAACTTTTGAAATAGCTCAAGGTAATCAAGAATCTGTATTCCTTTTATATCATACACATCTTCTTGCTTACCACGTCTTGTGATTTGTCTGTAGTCAATCATTCCCCATGGGGAGAACTTCTTAGTAAAATCCACACCTAATATATTAGTTACTCGATTAACGAGATAAGGCATATCAAAGAATCTTACATTCCATCCCGTGATAATATCAGGACAGTTATCAGCATGTGACCAAAAATCCAAGAACTTTAGTAATAGGCTCTTTTCATCACGACATCTTATATATCGTGCCGGTTTTATGAGAGCCTTTTCTGTATCATATGATCCATAACCCCAGACGATATATGTATCATTCTTGCTAGACTTGTAAGTGATTGATAATATTTTTTGATCAGCTTTATCAGGACTAGGAAAGCCATCATTGTATTCTGTTTCAATATCAATATTGGCAACATCAACTAGATCTCTCTTAAATTCTATATCCCTAGGAAACTTTTCAGTTATAAACTGTTGTAGGTACTTATCATTTCCATAGATATATCGACCAGACACGTCAGCATTTTGTTCTAGCCAAAACTTAGCCTCACGCATATTTTCAAATTTAATTGGTGCTACATTAAATCCATCTAACGATTTCCATCCAGTTTCTTTCTGGCATTTGGTATAGAATGTAGGGCTAAATTGTTCTTTTCTATAAAGACGTTTACCGTAGCTATCATAGCCACGGTAGAGTATAGAATTTCCGTAACGAGTTACACACGTATAAAATGACATAGAACCTCCTTATTCATAATACTATTATATCACAGGGAGATGTAAATGTAAACAGTTTAATCTAATAATTTTTCAAAAGTTGCAGGACCAGCAATACCATCAGGTGTTAATCCATTCTTTTCCTGCCATGACTTAAGAGCTCTCTCAGTACCTGGACCAAAGTCACCATCAGCAGTTATTCCTAATGCCTCTTGCATAATCTTAACACCATCACCTCTCGCACCCTTACGTAGTACACCAATGTCATCAAGTATTTCTTGGATATCATCTCCTGAGTCATCGCCTAATGTATCAGCAGACATTCCTAATACTTCCAATGCGTGAAGGTATCTCTTCTGTCTGTCTTCTAGACCTATTCTTCCACCATTAATCTTCTTAGTCATTCTTACGACATCATCAGTATCAGCAATGCTGTTTAAGTTATTTGCATCCCAGAACCAGCAGGCGCTCTCAATGGCACCGTCTTTAGTTGCTACATAAACTGCAGCATCTTCAGCAGACATTCCTACACTTTTACCAAATCTTGTATAATTCTCTCTACCAGTAAGCTGTTTTAATCCACGACCTCTAAATAACCAACCGTCACCCTCGTTAACATTACCCATTTTATATTTACGAAACTCATCCATGTAAACATAGTTAGCAATCATTTCTGGTTTACGATGATACTCATCTGCATTTCTCTTTGGTGAATTTCCAAAGTATCTACCAAAGACTGCACGTAGTGACTTTGCAGAATAATTTAAGTTTTCTTCTAATCTCTTAAAGTTCGCACTTTCATGAGCGCATTGGCTTAAGAAGTGAGATACTCTTCTTTTTGATGTAATTCCATATTTTGGAAGCATATTACATAATGCTTCATACCATTCATCAACGTCTTTGTTGTTTGGTATTATTGGTTCTAAATGATCTCTAGTGAATTCAAAATCAAAGGCCATATTTTATCCTTTCCTTCAAGTTAATATAGGCGAGTTTCCCCGCCCATATTATTTATATATCTCCGTTGTCTTCCCAAGCCCACGTAAATAGATTAGCTATGAATTTACAGATCATATCCAGTATCGAAATTTATAGTTTGGACTAGAATTTCTCATCTCTTTCATACGTGTTTCAAGATCTGCTAGATCTCGAGATTGAGACAAGTATTTTTCATTAGCATTCATAGGTGGACGTGAGATTGCTTTAAGCATTCTCCCGAAGAAATTCAGCATTTTTGCCATTGGTTTTACTCCCAGTATTAATTGAAATTTTCTGGGGTCGCTTCTCTTCTGGTAGGACTACTTCTATACTGACAGTAAGAATCCCGTCCGTTAGATCAGCACCATTGACTTCTGCGTACTCTGATAATCGAAACGATTTTGAGAACTTTCGACCTGATATGCCCTTATGGACATATGCTTCATCATTTCTTCTCTTCTCTCTATCACCCTTAATATACAATACATGTTCTTTAAGTTCGATATTAATATCTTCCTTTGAGAATCCAGCTATTGCTAGCTCAATATCATACTTCATATCGTCAGACTTAATAACGTTATGAGGTGGATATGTATCGTTTGCGTGATTTGTGATTTTTTCGAGTTCGTCGAAAAGATGGTCGAAACCTAAAAAAGCGTTTCTTGGGAACATAAAAGTAC